ACGACTGTGTACAAAAAGGATGGGGTCACTTATGTGCCCCACTACCGCAACAGCAGTGTGTATGTTGGTCCGGGCTACCCCCGGTTTACCCGCGCTCGATATGCAGCGCACGAACTGATCGATGCGGGGGCCAAGAGTGGGACTATGCTGCTCTGGCCGCGCTCTCACTATGGCGAAGTTACGGATGAGAAGCCATGACCAATAAAACCACAGGCGGGCCAGCGTTTCCCGCAAACCACTTTGACATGGCAGATGCCGAACACGGCATGACCCTGCGCGATTACTTTGCGGCAAAGGCGATGCAGGGAATGTTGGCAAACCCAAAGCTACAAGAGCAAATTCTAAAAGTAGGACAGTCTTGGATTGAAGAGTCGGCGTATGCAGTAGCAGACGCCATGCTGAAAGCGAGGGAAAAATGACCGACCGCGAATTGCTTAAGCAGGCGCTGGAGGCGCTGGAGTTGTTGTCCAAACTGCCTAAAGCCAAGAGAGACTACGCAGATAGAGCTATCGTCGCCCTGAAACAGAGGCTGGCGCAGCCAGAGCCGGTCATCGACAAGTCAGCAGCGCGGCGCATCGCTACAGCGCTTGGATGGGTTCCACGCGGCGACACATCGACGAAACGTGTTGATGAAACAGCAAAACAGCGACAGGAGCAGGAGCCGGTGGCGAAGTGGGACGCTTCTGCCCCGCTGATAGTGCACCCGCATCCTGCTTTTCAAGCCACCTTGCCGCGCCGGGAGTGGGTGGGTCTGACGGCTGCTGAATTCCGTAAGGCAGTCGATGGGCTGGAAGACCTTGAAGACTGCTGGGTTGCTTTAGAGCATGCTTTAAAGGAGAAGAACAATGGATAAAGAAGACATCATCCGCATGGCGCGGGAGGCTGGGTGTATCCCACGCCGACATCCTGCATATGACAACGATGTTCAGGTGTTTGCCACACCTGATGTGCTTGAACGCTTTTACCAACTCGCCGTCGCAGCCGAGCGTGAGCGCATCATTGCTGCCAACGCGCCAGAGATTGAGAAGGTCAACGCGCACATCAAGGCGCTAGTCAAGACGATAGAGGATTCCAAGGAATACAAGAGGGGCTATGCCGACGCAATGAACTGGAAATTGCAAAACCATCTTGAGCACCTGCCAAGTGGACTTGAGGCCGCAGTCAAGGCTGAGAGGGAGGTGTGTGCGCGGGTGTGTGAGGAGCAGACGCAAGGGGCATCAGCATGGAAAGAAGGTGCAATCGCTTGCGCCGCTGCCATCAGAGCAAGGGGGCAGGCATGACACCATTAAAACTCGCTGAAGGGCTGACCGAAGAACTGCTTACCGTGATTTACAAGTACAACGAGTCGATGCCGCTGGTGTCTGTTCTTGGTGTACTGAGGGTCATCGAGGCCCAGCTAATACGAGACCACGAAGAGGATGACGATGAATAAAGAAGACGACGACACTATGTGCTACCGCTCCGAACTGGAGGCCGCAGTCAAGGCCGAGCGCGAGGCCATCCTGAAACTTGTCAGGCTGTATGTAAACAACCAAAATCTGGAAGAGGCCATACAAGCCAGAGAGCGTAACCCCATGCCGTTGTTTGATGATTGGGGCGGGTTCCCGTACAAGGAGCCAAAGTGAAGTGCCCCCTATGCAAAGCGCCAACTGAAGTAAAACACACCAAGGATGACAATGGAACACCCATCAGACGCCGTCACTGTTTCAACGACCACAGCTTTAACACAAAAGAAGTCCCGATCACCACGCCAAAGCCCAAAAGACAGCGGCGTGTTAAGCCAGAAAGAGCTTGAAGCGTGGTGGCCGTTTACACGCTTGGACCCCAAGCGTTTTCCCAAACAACCCTCTGTCTACGACACGACAGAGCCTGCACCCTTTTAACCGGAAGCCGCGATTGATCATGGCTGTTCATGCAAACCTAGTAGATGCGACCATGAACAGCGGTGTGGGTTGCGCGGCTTCTTAAATAGACAGCCCACACCAGCACTCGACCGCGAAAACGAGGGGGCGCGGAATCTACTTTCCCCCCTCACCTAACACCAACACATCATGGCAAACACACCAGAAGTCAAAGTCAAAAAAGAAATTCGCAAGATGCTGGATGCAGCAGGCGCTTACTACGCCATGCCAATCGGGTCTGGCTACGGCAACTCAGGCGTGCCTGATTTTTTAATCTGCAAGCAAGGAAAATTCATTGCAGTAGAAGCCAAAGCAGGCAACAATAAACCAACCGCGCTGCAAGAGATGCACCTTGCCCGGATACGCGCCGCTGGTGGGATTGCGCTGGTGATCAACGAGGGCAACCTCAATACACTCAAGGAGCTTTTATGGATGAAATGAATGAAGAGATAGCAAAGCGCATAGACGCCATGCCAGAAGACTTGAAAGAGCATCTCAAGCACATCATCTACAACTTGATCCGCTGCTACGGCGATGACAACGACGAGAAAGCGATTGTGATCTTCGGTGATGCAGACAGCATGCGTGATGTAGTGTCAGTCAACTGCAACAAGATGGAAGTTTCAAACCTGCTGTTGGCTGTCAATGAGGTGTTTGAGTATCTGAACACCAAAGATGCACCGCCCAAGGAGATGTTCAATTGACTGAAAATTTAGAGGAAGAGATTCGGGTGCTGCGCATGGCTGAGTCTGTCGGCTTATCCAGCATGTACGACGCGTCCCGAGACAGTTACCCCAACTGGCGCAACAAGATACTGACATTCACACAACTACTCAAGGAGCATGAGCTTGGCAAAACCGTACGATCAGATACTGACAATAGACTTTGAAACCAGATGGGACAGCAAGGGCTACACGCTCTCAAAGATGACGACAGAGGAGTACATCCGTGACGAGAGATTCACTTGCTTTGGAGTTTGCACACATCTATACGGAAGCGACGAACCAATTAGATGGGTTGGAGGATCAGACCTATCTGAGTACTTTTCTGGAATCGACTGGGGACGAACCGCAGTGCTTGCGCATAATGCACAGTTCGATGTATCCATTCTGGAGTGGCGATACAACGCACGTCCCGCGTTCATCTTCGACACCCTATCAATGGCACGCGCTCTACGCGGCGTGGAGGTTGGTAATTCCCTCGCAAAGCTCGCCGCAGACTTTCAACTACCGGAGAAAGGAAAAGCTGTCCACAGCACAGATGGCCTTACCAAGTTGGACGAGGCTGTGGAATCTGAACTTGCGGCCTACTGCAAGCACGACGTATATCTCTGCGAACGGATTTTCGAGCGGTTGGTTGTCGACTACCCAGCCAAGGAGCTTCGCCTCATCGACATGACGCTCAAGATGTACACCCGCCCTGTGCTGGAGCTTGATCAGAAGATGTTGATAGAAGCGCTGGTCGAAGAGGGGCGACACCGGGAAAGTTTGCTCAAACGTGTTGGCGTAGAAGAAGCCGAGCTTGCATCCAATCAACGCTTTGCGGAAATCCTGCGCAGCATGAGCATCACACCGCCCACAAAGATCAGCAAGACAACAGGCAAAGAGACGCTGGCGCTGGCTAAGAACGATGCCATGTTTCAAGCGCTGCTCAACGGGGACAACGAGGATGTGGCGGCGCTGTGCGAGGCAAGACTCAAGGTCAAGTCAACCACCGAGCGCACCCGGGCGCAACGGTTTCTGGACATCTCTCAGCGCGGCAAACTGCCTGTACCACTTAGTTATTACGGTGCTAAGTCTGGCCGATGGGCTGCTGCCAAAGGCAGCGCCATCAACATGCAGAACTTAAAGCGCGGCAGCTTCCTGCGCAAAGCCATCATGGCCCCGCCGGGGTATCAGCTTGTGGTGGGTGACTTGTCGCAGATCGAGCCGCGTGTGCTGGCGTGGTTTGCAGACTACCAAGACTTGTTGGATATCTTCCGCTCAGGACAAGACGCTTACGCCCAGTTCGGGGCGCAGATGTTCGGTATCCCCGGTATGACCAAAGAGAGCCACCCTGATCTGCGACAGTCGGCTAAATCGGCGCTACTTGGGTGCGGCTACGGGCTGGGATGGCACAGCTTTGCTCAACAGCTTCTGACAGGCTTTCTCGGAGCACCGCCCATGCGGTACAGCAAAGAGTTTGGCAAGTTGTTGGGCGTAAACAAAGAGTTTGTGCAGCGGTTTGTAGAGCAGAAGGGTGTGGACGACAAGGTGCTCGGCATTCCCAGCACTTACTCAGACCAAGCTTTGTTGGAGCACTGTGTTGCAGCCAAGCGCATCATAGATATCTATAGGCAAACGGCGTGGCCTGTGGTGGCGTTCTGGGGAGCGTGCGAACAATTGCTGATACGGTCTCTTGTCGGCGGCGAAGAAGTTGTGTATAAATGCGTTACCTTCCGTCAAGGGGAGATCGTGCTGCCGTCAGGCATGTCGATCAAGTACCCCAATCTACGCAAGGAAAAAGATAGTTGGGTGTACGGCAACGAAGGCGAGAAGCCGACCAAGCTGTACGCAGGCAAGATCACCAACAACATTGTGCAGGGAACTGCGCGAGTGGTGATGACAGATGGGATGCTGCGGGTTGCACAGCGGTATCCGGTGGTTGGCACGGTGCACGATGAGTTGTTGTGTGTTGTGCCAGACGCAGAGGTGGAAGACGCTAAAACTTGGGTTTTGGCGCAGATGACTATGGAGCCGCGCTACATGCCGGGTATACCTTTGAACGCAGAAGTTGGAGCACACCGCCGTTACGGGTTGGCAAAGAACTGATCATGAACGAGACAGTACACATCGATTACGCAGGACCGCTGATGGCGGTCGAGAGGTTAGCCAAAGAAGTTCACAACGCTTGTTTGGACAGAGACTATGAGACAGCGCTGGAGAAAACACTGGCGTTGATCGTAGAAGCAAGGTTGACATATACGTCAATCAAACACGTAGAAGAGAAGGAGAAGCAATGAGCAAGGTCAAGTTACCCAAGAAGATAAAGATTGGCAGCAAGTGGTTTACTGTGCATCAACTTGAGCGCATCAACGACAACATAATGGGTCGGATAAAGCACAGCGAGAAGCGCATCGAGATCAGCACCGCGTATCCTGCCGTCGAGATACGCAACACCTTCTGGCACGAGATGGTGCACGGCATCCTCAACGACATGGGCTCCAGCCTGTGTGACAACGAAAGATTCGTCAACTCGTTTGCAAACAGGTTGTCCGATGCCATCGACTCTGCGAAGTTCTAACTACCCCAAGTACCCAAGGCCCTATCCTAGTCTTGAGACTATGCGCCACATCTGGACTGTGTTGGGGTGGGAGTACAACCTGCAGCCGAACGGCGTTTGGGAGTTGGTAACACCAGATGGTCACGGCTATTTGATTGCAGACAACCTGTACGCCCCCGCGCACGAGTCCGCATGGGAAACTTTTCTGGACGTAAACCCCTACTATGAAAAAACAAGCTTGGTCGCACAGCAGTCTTAAAGACTTTGAGGGATGCCAGCGCAGGTATCACGAGGTCAAGATTCTCAAGAACTACCCGTTCGTGGAGACAGAGGCAACGCGGTACGGCAATCAGGTGCACGAAGCACTTGAGGTGTATGTCAAAGATGGCAAAGAGTTACCGCCTGAGTACGCCCAGTTCAAACCTGTTGCCGACTCGTTGCTGAAAAAGCCCGGACGCAAGCTGGCTGAGTATGAGATGGCGCTGACTGAAGAGCTTGAGCCCTGTCATTGGAAGTCCCCCAACGTCTGGGTGCGAGGCATTGCTGACATACTTATTCTGGACGACGACAACCTGACCGCGTGGGTGGGCGACTACAAGACGGGCAACGACAAGTACCCGGACCAAGACCAGCTTGTGCTCATGTCGCTCATGGTGTTTGCGCACTTCCCGCACATCAGAAAAGTCAACAGCGCTCTGCTATTTATCGTCAAGAACAGCATGGTCAAGTTTTCAATGACGCACGAACAAATCGAAAAGTATTGGTGGGAATACCGGCAACGCTACGCCAAGCTGCAAGCGTGTTTCACGCACGATGTGTGGAAGCCTATGCAGTCGCCGTTGTGCGGTTGGTGTCCTGTCAAAACCTGCGAGTTCAACCCAAAACACTAGGAGCCCATCATGCCCTACGCCCCCGGCAATCGCCCTCCCTACGAGCCATATCAGAAAACTGAGAAAGCCAAGAAAGCCAGAGCACAAGCAAACAAAGCGCGGCGCATGCTCATGCGCGAAGGACTAGTACAAAAAGGAGACGGCAAAGATGTCGACCACAAACAGCCCCTATCAAAAGGCGGGACAACAAAGCGCAGTAATCTCCGTGTCAAGTCCGCCTCTGCAAATCGGAGCTATCCAAGGAAATCTGACGGTAGCGTCAAGTAACACAGTTAGCGGAGGGCCGTTCGGGGGGCAAACAAGCGCTTTTCCTCCGCTACGCAGCGACCAGTTACAAGGCGAAGTTTTTCAGATGAACGTCGATCAACTGGCCGACCTGTGGTTGGCGCGGTTTGGTAACGACTGGATTTCCATCGAAAACTTTATAGACGATCCTTTCTGGTCCGTTGCCTATCAGCGACTCAAGACTCTCGGAGAAGTAGAGGTGCACTACCTGACAGATAGAGCACAGTATGTTTGCAGAAGACCAAGATAAGGAGAAGCATGCAAATCGTTGAAGACAAGGCTTTGCTATTTCGCACCCGCGATCCAAGCAAGTACAGCATCATTCCAAAGCACAAGGTGTTTTCTAACCCGGAAGGCGGGTTCAATGTAGCGGTTTACTGGGGGCTTGACGAAGCGCGAGTGCTCAAGAATCTCGGTGTCAAGGACGTGCCGTCCCCCATCACCCGGCGTTACGCATGGCCCGGACGCTACAAGCCGATGCACCACCAGATAGAGACGGCTTCGTTCCTGACACTACATCGCAGAGCGTTCTGTTTTAACGACCCCGGCACTGGCAAAACGCTGTCTGCTCTGTGGGCAGCGGACTACTTGATGCAACGCGACGAAGTACGCCGCGTCCTTATCCTATGCCCGTTGTCAATCATGCACAGCGCGTGGATGCAGGACATCAACAACTCAATCATCCATCGCTCCGCAATTGTTGCCCACCACCCACAAGCAGCGCGGCGCATCGAGATGATTCAGTCCGACTACGAGATCGTAATCTCCAACTACGAAGGGCTGAACCTGATTGCCAGCGAGATCAACAATGACGGACGCTTTGATCTGGTGATTGTCGACGAAGCCAACGCGTACAAGAACCCCAGCACGCGCAGGTGGAAAGCGCTGGCCTCAATAATCAAACCCAGCACCTATCTGTGGATGATGACGGGCACTCCTGCTTCGCAGTCTCCTGTCGATGCGTATGGGTTAGCCAAGCTGGTCAACCCCGGTGGCGTACCCAAGTTCCAAACTGCTTGGCGCGACAAGGTGATGAACAAGATCAGCATGTTCAAGTGGCAACCCAAGGCCAACGCCAGAGACACGGTGTTCACGGCTCTGCAGCCTGCCATACGCTTTACCAAACAGCAGTGTCTGGACTTGCCCCCGGTGATCACGGTCACGCGTGAAGTGGAGATGACGCCTCAACAGAACAAATACTACAAGCTGCTCAAAGAGCAAATGCTCATACGCGCCGCTGGCGAAGTCATCACCGCAGTCAACGCAGGCGTTGTTGTCAACAAGTTGCTGCAAATAAGCTGCGGCGCAGCGTACACCGACGACAAAGAGGTTGTTGAGTTTGACGCCAAGCCACGGTTGTCGGTGCTCGATGAAGTGTTGGAGGAAACCGACCGCAAGGTCATTGTGTTTGCTTTGTTTCGCTCCAGCATCGACACCATCGTGCACCATCTGTCTGCCAACGGCGTGGTGTGTGCCGAGATTCACGGCGGGGTGTCGGCTGGCAAGCGAGCGCAGATCATCAACGACTTTCAGACAACCAGCAAGGTCAAAGTACTGGTGATGCAGCCGCAGGCCACAGCGCACGGGTTAACCCTTACCGCAGCCGATACCGTTGTCTTCTATGGTCCATTAATGTCTGTTGAGCAGTATGTGCAGTGTATTGCTCGTGCGGATCGTAAAGGACAAGATAGCGACAAAGTCACCGTGGTGCACATTCAGTCCAGCCCTCTTGAGAAAAAACTATTCAACGCCATGAGCAACAAGGTTGACGACAACACGCTCTTGGTCAGCATGTTCAACAGCGAGTTAAAAAATTTGTGAAGGAGGTATTGCACGCGCCAAAAAACCATGTATGATGTCAAGCCCTAGACACAAAAACACAAGGAGAAGCCATGACTGAAACTGTAGAAGCCGCGCCAACAGCCGTTGGCGTGCCCTTGGATAAGCTTGCCAAGGTGTACCGAAAGATGTCCGCTGAGATTCAGAAGCTCACGCAGGACTACGACAACGCTGTCGCTGCAATCAAGACGCAGCAAGACACGCTCAAGACAGCGATCAAGGATGAGATGTTGCGCCTCGGCGTAAAGTCTGTCCGCACAGACGGCGGGACCATCTCGCTGTCGACCAAGACGCGTTACAGCACCGACGACTGGGACGCGTTTAAAGAGTTCATCAAGGAAAACGATGCGCTAGAGTTGCTGGAGAAGCGCATCAGCCAGTCCAACATGGCAACCTTTCTTGAAGAAAACCCC